CGTTCCTTCCATACTTCTCTTTAGCGGATCTATGAGTGAGCCAATAGACCCCATTAGGCTTCTTAACCTTTGGAATCACACCTCTTTTCTTTTTNCCGTTCCCTATTCGTACTTGTTTTCTCTGTGCAGTATTTCCATTTCTCTCTAGTCGTCCTGCATAGTGTTGAAAGTTGACAAAATGAATTTTATCCTTATCTGTAAATTCTGGCTTATTGTCTAGCCATGCTTTAAGCTGACTTAAATTTTTTGCGACTTGAGTTCCATTTAGAGTTACTACGTGGCTCTGTCTATAGGCTCCAGTATCAACTGGTGATCTCTCTACTAATCCTTGATAGATAAAAAGAATAGCTTCATCTAATTTTAATTGAGCAACAAATTGAATTCTACCAAAAGGACTTACACTCTCGATCTGAGCATTATATTTACCATCTACAATTTGCAGAGGCTTCTTTGGAAATCCGTTGGCCTGTTCTTCTTGAAGAGCTTCCTTAGAAATTACGATTAACGACTGCTTAAGAAAATAAGTCATGTCTGCTAAAGTAACTGACCCACCTAGATCAGAATCAATCGTCCATCTAGGAGAAGCCTTACCTGGCTCACTAACTGTAATGTCAAGTTTAAATTCAGCAGAACTCATTCTGTTCTCAATCTCCACCCGAAAAGATTATTATCTCCGAGTCCGTATAAAGTATCTACGGCTCCAATAATTTCGACTTTACCGTTTAATAAAATTCGGTCTCCTCTTCTAGGAGTATCCATAGCTGTACCATCTAAAAATCTTTTTGATAGTACATACTCATTCGTATATTGAGTCATGTTTTCTGGAGACTCTTTATTCCTGGAATAATTGGTAGGAGTTATCTGGACATTGATGGCCGCAATACTCCCCTTCCTATCTATTTGACAAGAAATAAATTTCTTAGATAATAGAAAATCAAAAGCTGATATCAGACTACTCATACTTTCTTCCTATCTGACCTGTAAGTACTCTCTCACTTCTATATGGATCAAGTACGTTTAGATATCCGTTTAAGATGGCTCCGAATCTATTCTTTCTCTCGTTAGCATCAAGAGTATAATCGAAGTCGATACTCAATGCTCCTGGAATAGAAATTCTTTGAACGTCCCTTCCAAAGTTAATATCAATCCCATTTTTCTTCTTATTGTAATTAGCTTCAATGATTGAATAAAAAGTATACATGATCGGAGAAGGAACTACTGCGAATCCAGCTACGTATTCAACTTCTAATAGATCAGTTCCTTGGAGCCAAAGCTCAGGAAAAGCTCTTGTTAATAAAGCATTATCTTTTTCTAATAAGTAATCTGTGATAGGTGTACCAGCATCTTCTGTTATTTCTGTAATTGAAATAACTGGGTATTGATAAAGGTAGATATATTTTAATCTTTGGCATTGGCCATCTCGATAGAATTTTTGAGTATAAGTAGCAGACTGAAATAATCTTCCACAATATCCCTCAATACTCTCAGTCAATAACTGACCTTGCATATTTAAGAAGGCATCATAGTCTGTAGTGGTCTCTCCAAGATATGTTTTAATTTCTGCTAATGTCGCAAGCATATTTATTCCTTGATATTAAATTTTTGTTTTAAAGATTTACTCATCCAGATAATATCAAATTTATCGGATGCTCTCCAGAAGTCTTCTGGGATAAAAGTCATCTGGCCCATTCGGTCTCTAAGCTCTAAAGGGGATTGAGGGTCAACTTGTTTGTAAGCATAAATAGCCAGCTCTGAGCAATAGAATTGAGTAGAGTCTGCACTAAATGTATAGTCGTATCCTCTTCCTTCCATTGACTCCGCTATTCTAGCCGCTTGCTCCATCTGGGATTCTGTAAGCCATCTAGGTTTTAAGAGTACTGCATAGTCTCTAGATAGTAAGAAATCAATCAGGTCTGTTTTATGCACCCCTTCTCCAGTGGCTTCGATAACATCATTTACAGATATTATTTTTGCTACATGAGAAAAGAATCCTGGAATAATTGCAGAGGTTAGTTCCCCTCTGGTATTGGTGATTAGTATCATCCCATTTTTCATTACAGATTTACATCCTCTATAATCTTTAGAAGTAATTAGCTTCCTAGTAAATGGAAAGTGTATCTTCCCTAAATGGGGAGATATCCACGCAGATAATTTTAGAAGTACTTTTCTCATTTATTATTCCTCTATATCTACATTTACATAAAATGTTGCCGTTGCAAACTCCCCAAGTATAGGCTCGTGAGTTTTACAATAGACTCTAATCTCTACATTTTGCGAATACTTTAAAGGCTTAGGTCTAGCGTAGTGGAAAGGGAATACGTGGACATCGTGAAGTAGTCCCCCCCATTTAGGTATAAGTCCCTGGCCTTCATTACAGGCAGAAATAAAATCTTTAGCGTTCTTATACACTATTCTAGTTCCTGGCACTGGTATCATTCCGTAGGTAGGGTGATTTACCCATGCTTCAAAATAAAAAGGACTAGTAAGTTGTACGTTACTTGAAAATTGAACTTCTGCTGATTTGATAGAAAGTATCTTACCTATCTTAGGTTTGATTACAAACCAGGATTTATCTGAATAGTGGTAGGAAGCTTTAACTACTCCTGATACAGGAGAATTAAAATTAATTTCTCCTAGTACATAATCGATAGTATATCCTGATGTCTGTACTACATCGTCAATTTTTACAACTGGGATGTAACTGGGGGTGATCGTAGCAATGTTATCTTCATCGTAAACTCTACCATTCTGTAAATCTATCCAATAAGGTTTAGAAGATTTGAAATTAGTTGTAGTTATGGATTCTAGCGTTTCATTTGTTATGGCCAGAGAGCCTTGATACCAAGAACATTTATCCGTAAAATCGTGGCTAACGATAGTAGCGGATTCTCCCTCTGGCTCGTATACGGAAACTTTAGTTTTTGAATCGCTTGTTTTATTAACTATCCTTTTATTAATGTTAGGTAGATAGTTATCCTCAAAATCAATTTGATCTGTATTTTTTGGATCGCTAATTAATATTGAACTTCTAAAATGTCTAGGGCCATCCCAAGCTTCTAAATAGTAGGCACTATCCCCATTAAGTTTTTGGATATTCAAGTCTCTATCATTGCAAATATTTTTAAACTCAGTCCATAGTATGTTCATTAATATTCTCTCCAAGTGATAGAGGCTAAAACATCTGCACTAGTAGTTCTAGAGCTTGCAGCAATAGTAATTACATCAGAAGTCCCACTGATACTTGCCCCTAGTAATGTGTTAAGTTGTTTTAGTAGTTCCGATGTTTCAATACCTGAGTCTTGATTTTGATTTATGATACCACTTAAAATATCCGTACCCCCTGACATAGCAGTAGCAGCCGTATCAATATTTAGATATCCTATACTATCTGAGTAGGTGGCTCCAGTTAAAGAGGCGTTTAAAACTATTTTCCAAATAACATTGTCAGCAGTTTGAGCAAATACGCTGGTCTTAACTAAGTCCACTATAGAATCAATTCTAGAGGAGTTAAGTCTAAGAGAGATTACTGGAGTATAGGTAGGGAGAGCTGATACTGTTTTAAGAGAGGGTCTTGTGAAGCTCCTAGTAAGTCCTTCCCTGTCTTCATCCCCACCTTCATGTTTTACACAAAAGCAATTGACTGATAAAGTCGTACTTGAGGCTGTAGTAGCCGTATTAGTATTCTCCACTCTCAAAGGTAGATTAGCGGTCTTCATGTAGGGATTATCTGAAATATTTGAAGAGTATACAGTATGGCAATAAATAACCTTTCCATTTACATAAAGTCCGAATCTTACAGTGGCAATTCCTTGCCATCCGTATTCTATTATCCAGAGTTGATGTTTAGTTAAATCTAAATTTATACCGCTAGGGCCTGTACCGTCTAGCTTATCTCCATTCCAAGACGACTGATCCACGGAAGTATTTACGATAGAGCCAGATACGTTAGACCGTATTACTGTTTTTAATGTTACTCCATCAAGCTCAAAAAATACTCCGTTGTTAGCATCAAATTGACCTAACCTTCTTCTACAGCTTGCCTTAGCTCCTCCAAGATTCGAAGATATTTGAACTATTACAGACCTTGCAGGATTGTATTTTATTCTTCTTCTTGATTGAACAATAGCAGATGATCCAGAAGTAGTCGTAGTAACTAAATCTAAAGAATTTCTATTCGTGTTCCAAGTATTAGTCCCACCTGTCACTAGGGACTCATCCCAGACAAGTGATTGTTTATCATAATTAAATGTGGACTCGAAAGCGGTATAAGAGTTGGCTACTCTAAGTCTCCCGAATGAAGTAGCAAGATGGTCTTCAAAACTAGACTCTACTCTAAGTCTATCAGAAGAATTACCAATAAGGGTATTGTCCGTGGCCCCACGTATTTTAATAATACCTTGAATGAATTTAAACACTGATTCTACCGTCACGAAATTTCCCTTTTGTATGAGATAAGATTTCCTGAGTTATACGTAAAAGTCCATAGAAAAGTTTTCACTACGTCCACTCCGTTTGACCCAAAATAAGTTAACTCTTCTGTATTTGGAGTCAGGTCGGAATTATATGTAAATAATACCTTGGCTATTCTATTGGCAGTAGTGTCAGTTAGAGATTTAAAATACTCTACATAATCTACATTTCCGTTTCCAAGATATATAATATTTGTCTTCTCAACTAATAGTTCGATAAAAGATAGGGCCTCGGATAAGTCCATCTCTACTGGGAGTTCGTACTCTTCCCCATCCTTTTCTAATATCGCTACTTTTATAGTTCCCATTAAACTCTCTAAATAAGGGCCTCCAATTTTCAGGAGGCCCATTAGTACTCGATAAATTATTAAGCGTTTTTCTTCACGTTAGCTACTTCGATATGAAGGTCTGTAGCATTCTTAGCGATACCTACACGCCACACGTAAGCTCCACCACCAGTAGGAATAGAGCTTGATAAAGCTGATCCTGTCCAGTAGTAAACATCTCCAGGAGCAGCACCAGAAAGTACCCCAGTTATTTTTGTATCGTTAGATAGTACTTTAACTGTCCCAGCTTCCGCTACTGTAGTTAGTGCCACACCAACTGCAAACTCTGGACTAGTAAGAGTACTAAATTTAGATACTGTATTTGGCCCGGAGATATAAACTAAGTCACCTTTAGTTACTCCACCAACACCAACTGTATACTCTACCCCTTGCTCTGTTAGTTGAGCAGCTAGGTATTGTAATCCAGCTTCTACAGTATCAGTAGGGAAATATGATCCTGCATCTGCAAGAGGAATGTCTGATGCTGATACTTGTCCAGCTCCAGTTCCAAAATCAATCATCGTGTCTTTGATACCTAGAGCTTTTACTCTTAATGTATCTACGTTGATTTCCACAGAAGAGTTATCAACATTCACAGATAGGACACCAGAAGAAAATCCAAGTCCTGCACCAGCAGCACCAGCATCAATTCTAATATCGTTACCTACTTTTACTAGACCGTTTGAAGCTGTAGTAGCTTCATAAGATTTAGCATCCCAAGAAACACCATTGAAGATATAAATCACAGAAGTTTCAGCATCAGATGAAACGTGCCCACCAGCAGTAGGTACTGTGTATATCCATGCAGACCCACTCCATTGAGCAATCTGATTATCTTTTCCAGCCCATGCACCTGTACCTGTACCGTTAATTAAATAACGATCCCCAGTAGCAGGAGTAGTAGGAGGAGTTAAGATTGTTGCTGATAGAACAGAGTTATACCACTCACTACCAGAGAAAAGATCGTCAACATATTTTTTGTCAACAAGTTGTTTGTCATCATTAAATGCTGGGTGAGTAGCGTATGATTGAATCCCAGTGAAGGCTCTTGTGCCAGCTACCAAAATGTATTGGGTATGGTCATCATCACTTAATCCAAGTAAAGCTCCGTGATCCAAATCATTGTTCAAATCAACAATGTCAATCAAGGAAGCAGATAGGTATCCATCTACATCTGTCTTAACTGGCTTACCAGCATCACCAGCACCAGCAGAAGAAGCGATATGCTCATTCTCTCTGAAATATCTGGCATCGTGAATATGCTCATCAGCAGCATCCGATCCATCAATTAATCTTCCCAATTTTGCATCGGTTAATTCATTGTTAGCCGTAAGGTAAGATAGCATCTTAATACTATCTGCTGCCTCTGAGTGTTCGTTATTAAATCCATCAGTGTTTACGTAGAGAACTTTAATTTGCATATACCCTCCAAGGTGTGCTCACAGTCCGTTATTGCCTTTTTATTTCACCAGAGATTGGATCGTAACCCATAGGCTCCGAAATATTTAATCCGTACTCAGGCCATATTTCTTTTTTATAATTAGTGAACTTTTCAACACTAATTTTATATTTCTGATCTTTACTAGCAAGTAATATTCTTTGCTTCTCAATTTTAATTTGTAAAAGCTCCAGAGACAACAACATATTCCTAAGCGACTGCTCTTCTAGGGCCATAGATAGTTTAGCGTTCTCTGTATCCCTACTAAAAACCTCAAGATATTTTAAGTGCTCATGGGAAAGAGTATCTTTTATTACTGGATTTACTTCTTTTACTTCTTGCAGAGAAGTTTCGACTTTACTCTCTACATTTAATTTTCTTTTAATTTTACTTGTCGATGCCATGTTAAACTCCTAGGGTTACTGGTTTTTGAATGAATATTAATATGTCTCCACCACCTAGAGACTTTCCTATATCTACTAAGAAATTTTTAGTCGGGCTTGAAGGTCTAACATCTGTCACTCCCCCAGCATCGTCTAAAAATATAGGTACGTTCGTTCCAAAAATGCTAAATATACTATCCGTTATTATTCCAAGAATTAATATTTCAACATCGTCTTCTGTATCAGCATCGTTAATGGCCATGCCTAGTACGCTGGCAGAATCCATATCTAAGGTAGGATCGGCAAGCTCTACATGGTCAGGAGATGATCCTCTTACTAATTCCCCACGTAAAATAGGCTCAGAAGCTTTCCTAGTTATTACTACAGTAGATGCTTTCCCTACTGCTACGGCTGGAAGTAAAGAAGGATGAATTGTCCCAGATGATGTAGTCATCACTGGAGAATTAGGAGCTGCAATAGTGACAAACTCGCTAGAGATAAAAGCTTCTGCTTCTTTCTTAACTCCATCAATGTCAGTGTATTCAAATTTTTTCGTCACAGTCTCACCAATCTTTCGCCTTTTGCGAATAAAAATTTTGTAGTCCCGAAAGACTGCCCTAATTTTACTTTAACGTGCCCTGATGTAGTTGGTACTGTAGAAGAAAGTTCTCCAGGATTAACATTGCTCAGATAATAATCTAAAGAGCTATTGAGTCCTATATAAATAGATGAGCTAATTCCTGAAACTCTAATGTCACATTTAGTAGAAGAGGATTTAGATTCGACTAGTCCGATAACATTGGAAGTATTATAATTATCGGCTAAAGCATTTACGGCCACTTCTACAGAATTTATTATTACAAATGCTCCTACAAATACAGATGGGTCACAGTCAACATCTTTTAAAATTGATGTGTCTGGGAAGTCTACAATTACGTCTACTTCTTCTGGAGTGCCGTCACCTAAATAATCATCTAAGCTAGGCTCTACATCCGAAAGTAATGCCCACTCTGACATAGGTACTCTAGGCTTTACTGTTACGTAATCACCTACAAAATTTACTTTCTTTGCAGTAGTGGTAACAATGTTACCTTCATCTTTTATTGTAAGGTCTACTGTAGAAGGTAGCTGAGTGACCACTACCTTAGCTAGTCCACCACCTTCATCTGTTACGACTATTCCATCACCTTCAAAATCTATTTTTTGAAAATTACCTAGCGAGACTCCTTCATCTAGGATTTCTATTTCGTTAGTCCCAGTTCCAGTAGTAGGAATGTCTATATCTAAAGTATCTCCATTAGGAGTTAGAGTAGCATTTCCTGTAAAGTTTATTTTGCTGAATGTACCTTTCGATACTCCATCTTCAAAATACTCAGAAGGGTCAGCAGTACCACCACCGCCCGAACTTCCACCTCCACCACTTATTACTTGGTAGACGACATTATTTTTGATGGGAACTAACATTTTATTAGTTCTAATTACTGATCCATCAGAAAAATAAAAGCAAAGATTGAATTCGGTCTTGTCTGCTTCAATTCTAACGTCTTCTATAAAAGGAGCATCTTCTCCCTTCTCTCCTCTGAGACCCATGGCTCCCATCGGGCCACGTAATCCATCCTTTCCAGATAAGCCGTCTTTCCCATTAATTCCATCTTTACCTGGAAGACCTGTCTCACCTTGAATACCGTTTGATCCTCTAGGGCCACGCTGTCCTCTAGGGCCTCTAGGGAGTTTAGAGATATCGTCATCTGTAAGATCACTAAACTTTAATTTTAATGACTCCACATCCTCAATAGAAAGGTCAGAAAATTTTAATTTTAATTGATCGGTAGTAGGTAATAGATTTTTTATTCTATCTTCGTGCTCTTCAAAATCAAAGTCCCTACCATCTCTACCCTTGTCCCCTTTATCTCCTTTTAAAAGATAAAGTTCGTCCTCTGATAAGTCTGATAGTTTTAATTTTAAGGAGTCTTTTATGGAATTTACAAAATTACGTAATTCTGTATTTATCGATTCTTTATGCTCTTCAAAATTAAAATCTTTTCCATCAGCTCCATCAGCACCAGTTTTTCCTTCTCTTCCAGAGTGACCCATAGGCCCTCTAAGAGATTCTATTTCGTCTTCTGATAAATCTTGGAAGGTAAATTTTAATTGATCTTTGAAATTTTCTAGGCATTCGATAATAGTATTTTGAATTTCTACTTTATGTTCTTCGTAATCAAAATCTTTACCGTCTTTTCCTGATGATCCTTTAGGCCCGATTAATTCTTCTTTGGTGGGTAAATTAGATAATACGATTTCCGAGATAGCGTTTCTATGCTCCTCGAAATCAAAGTCCCTACCGTTACGTCCAGCAAGACCTCTAGGGCCTTGGGTAATTTCGGGAGGAGGAATTTTACTTATGGCCTCACTTATTAAAGCATCAATAAGGCCAATTAAAACTAATTTATTCAAAACAATGCCCTAAATTAATCGTTGGCTTTCTTCTTTAGATAAGCTGTAACCGCTGTCTTTAATTCCTTATCATCCAACTCACTTTGAGAAGTATCTTCTTTAGTGTCTGCTGGGTCTTCTTTTTCTGGGGGAAGTTTTGAGACAATGTTTGCATCTATAATTTCATTCAGTCTTCTAACTGGAGTTAAATTATTTGAAGCTACGTAGTATTCATCTCCATCTTTGTATGGTGCTCTTCCTTCTTTCTCTCTGATCTCGTTAGAAGAGATAGCTCCGATATTGAAAAGTCGGGTGTAATACTGAGATCGTTTATCCATGTCTCCACGGAAAACATCATATAGGTCTAGCTCAGAATATTGCCCACCATATTGCCCACCTAAAAGTTTCATGTCGATTTCGGCTTCCCAAATTCTGGCCCATGTGTTTAGTGTGTCAGTGGCTACTTCTAAGTTATTATGTTCAATGTTATTGTACGATGAGCTGTCCCCATCATAAAGTTTTGTAGGAGGTACGCCCAAAAATCTGGCAATCTCTAGGACTCCAAACTTTCTACTTTCCAAAAATTGAAGAACATCTGGAGTAATATTTAGTGGCTGAAACTTTGCTCCTCCTTCGAGTACAGCAGTCCCACCTACTTTAGAGCCTCCATGAGCAGCTTTCCATTGATCCCTTACTCTTTCCCCAGCTTCTTTTGATAAAGTGCCTTCAAACGATAAAAGACCGCTTGGCATACCCATATTTCCGTACAGATTAGATGCCATTTTGTCAGCATTGAGACTTATTCCTAAAGAATCTTTTGCATAAGCAATTACGCCTTGCCCTAGGAAGCCGTCTTTAGTAAACATATTTCGGATATGTAAAATATCTCTAGGTCTGATATACGAATCTTCCCCAGATTTTACAGTAGAGCCTCCAACTATTCGATACCAAAAAACTCCATTGGCATCTCTCCAAGGAATGACATCGTATTCGTGAATAGGCCAGATTCCTATCGGTCTACCTAAAGAATCCCTTTCAATCTCAGCATAAAAATTCCCATGTAGAATCGCTGTGGCCGTGGCCAGTAGCTTAAATACATGGGCATTCATTTCTGCATTGGGGGATACGTTCAAAAGTTGAGTAATCTTATTATCGATGATCTCATTCTTTTTATTTTTTATGTCGATGGGAAGATTAGCAATTGAAGAGGTGATGTAAGTAACGCCTCTATAGAACGCAGCTACTTGCATAGCCGAGTCTGGATTTACTGATACATTAGCTATCCAATTTGTGACAGACTTCACATAAGAAATCTGTCTCAACTTGTAAACTAAATTTAAAAATCTTGATTTTAAATTTCCCATTTCTCACCATAATTTAGAGGTCTTTTTCAGCAATATTATCTTTACCGTCTTTATCATTGGCAAGAGCTGGTGCAGGGTTTTTGCCTTGAGGCTCTGCTACTGGTGCTGGTTTTACAGGAGCGGCTGCTGGCTTAGTAGAAGTAGCTACGAATTCAACGGCTACTGCACGTTTAATCCATCTATCTGCCATACCCTTATCGTTTTCTATGTCCAGAACTTCACCCAATTTATGAACTACTTCTCCGTTATAGATTGCATCTCTAATAAATTTTAATTTTTTCTTCATGTCATCTCCAAATAAGAAAAAGGCCCCGATTTCTCGGAGCCATTGATTGGTATTATAAGTCTAGTTTGTAAGCTGGAAGAAATCTTACGTTTCTTAGTACGTAAAGTACTGAAAGAATTTTCCCAACTACAGTAGAGTCTGCGGCTGCTACCGATACGAATCCGTATCCACCTTCGTTATCTAGCTCTTCTCCAAGAACTTCGAAAACTACTACACCTTCTTGAGCAGCAAAGTCAGTAGAAAGAACGTAGTTAGCTGCTTCTGCTACAGGTGTAACTTTTGTAAAGCTAGTAGCTGCACCAACTTTTTTATAGTATGGATTGCTAGTAGCAAGGTCTTTAGATGTACCAGCAGTAATAGCTGTATGTTGCTTAAGAGTTAAGTCAACAACTGCACCAACTGAGTCACCCATAATACATATAATTGCTACTCTATCGCCTTTTTCAAGACCGATTCTTGGTAGCGCAGTTACAGTATCCATATCAAAAGGGACACAAGCTTTGATCCCTTCAAGTTCTGCCATCATTACTTCTCTCATCTTATCCTCCAAGGATTTATATTATTAAAAATTTAAAAACAAAAACACACTCAAGAAATAAACCCTCCACCGAAGTAGAGGGTCAGATTAATTATCTGTCTTCAAGAGTTACGATACCAGACATTGCGAAAGCTCCGTTCTCAGTAGTAACTGGAGTTTTGAATGGAACTTGTCCACCCATACGGAAGCTATATTTGAAAGCCACAAGGTCTTGGTCAAACCATAAGTGAGTGCTGATTGATTGTGTGATCGAATCAGTTTTAAGAAGAGAGAAGTAGTAGCTTAAATCTACTAATTGAATATCCCCTTCATCTCCAAGAGCTTTAACTGCTCCCATCATTGGCATAATTGGACGGCCCATAAGTGTTCCGTATGGAGCTTCTGCCAATCCTGATGGTGGAAGGTAAGCTGGGACTGGTGAAGCTGCTCCTGCTTTGAATGCCATCAATCTTAATTGAGGAATTACTTGAGGGTTTACTAACCAGATTGAACGGTTAAATGAGGCTGGTAAAATACGAGCTTGCATATTAACGATGTTCTCGAAAAGAATTGTATCAGCAGCCTGACCACCTTCTTTAGATACTTTGAATTTGAATCCAGATTTCATAAATCCGTGTGGCATACCAACACCTGATCCATTGATGATCGCAGAGTTAATTTTGTGTACCATTGCTTCTGGAGCTTGAGTAGCTAGGAAGCTTTCAAGAAGAGGAGCATCTTGAAGAAGTTCTTCTGTTACTGGAACAAGAGATGTCAACTTGTGAAGACGGAAAGCCGCTTCTCCGAAAACTTCTTTTGATTGAGTATATTGTTTCGCTTCTCCTTCCCAGTAAGCTTGAACACCAGTACCATCCCAAGGAGCTGTCTCATTGATTGGCATGATTACGTTGTTTGAAGAAGTTCTGAATTGACGAGTTTTTGGAAGAAGAGACTCATCTCCAGAAATTTTCTTTTGAATTTCTGATCTGAAATCAGGTGGAATTAAGAATCCCCCATCTTCTCCGATTTTTTCTACTGCTGCGTTTGAGTATTTTCTCAAGCGTTCGTCAACATTCATGTTGTTTGACTTAGCTGCCATTGCTACAGCTTTATAAAATTCACCTGGATTTTTATATCCGTGGCGTAGATCGTCTTTTGACTCTGATACTATTACTCTTGGAGTAGCAGCAGGAGCATTTGGAGTAGAAGCTACTTGACGATTTCCTTTACCAGCACTAGCTGTAATTTCGTCTGCTCTTCTTCTAGCTTCGATTTTTCTTTCTAACTTAGTTCCTTCTTCTGCAAGAGCTTCCATTTCATCAAGCTCCCCATCAGTAAGGTCAGCTTGAGCGTTTAGGCTTCCAACTCTAGCTTGGATTTCTAGTAATCGTTTTAGTAACTCATCCATCTTCTTTCTCCCGAAAAATTGTTGTTGTTAATTAAGCTTTAGGCAATGCTGCGTTTTGAATACGAGCTATAGAGCCGTCAATCTTATTTCTTATTTCTTCTAATCTTTTTTTAGCTTCTCTATTGTCTTTCATCTCTGGTGCATTTCTAAGATTAATCCATTTTGCAGAATGAATCATAGAAGCAGCAGCTCTGATATTTTCAGACTCACCCATGATGTCTGTAGCGAATCCTAAAGACACCGCTTTTTCTGGAGACATCCAGTAATCATCTGAAAGCATATTTTGAATATCGGCTCTAGTCTGTCCAGTTTTTCTAGAATAGATACCGATCATTTGATTCTCTATACCGTCTAGAACATTGATAGATTTATCGTGAGCATCACGATTACCCCATGTCATAGTTAGAGGCTTATGAATCATCATTTGTGATCCTTCACCCATATAGATTTTGTCTCCTGCCATTGCAATTATAGATGCAATAGAAGCAGCAATACCGTCGATGAAAACATTAACAGTGGCCTTATGTTGTTTAAGGCGATTGAAAATTGCAACACCATCAAAAACACTTCCACCTGGAGAATTTAATCTCAGGTTAATTTTTGTAACAGAAGTTGGGAGTTTATCTAATTCCTTCCCAAATTGATCTGCACTTACAGCAGCATCTTCCCACCAAGAATCTCCAATAGAGCCATAGATAACCATATCGGCTTCTGTCTGAGCTTTACTTACGAGTATTCTAAACTCAGGCTTGTGTTCATTCTTTATCTTTAAAAGATTAGGCATATAATAATTCTCCTTAGCTTTAAGGCTAACCACAATTTATAGAAAGTAAATAGATGCGTTAATAATTTGTGATTGATTGATTTCATCAGCTATTAGAGAATAAGTAAATCTTTTTTCTCATATACTGAAACTGTAGTATTGCCCTGCACCCATCCAGCGTGAGACATTATTGACGCTACTGCTAAATCTATTTTTAATTTTTTATTATTCTTTAGAGGGAATACATTTCCGTTATTGTCTTCCTTGGCCGTGACGTTAGAAATACAAAATCGAAGCATAGGGTCTTTTTGGTGCTTGACTTTAGACTCTCTAATTTTTGCATCTAGAGCCTTCATAGGCTCCGATAAATTTGGAGTCGTCATTCTAAACTCCACCATGTTGAAGCCATCTTCCAATAAATTTTGTGCGAATTGAGTAGCATTCCAAGGATCGTAATGAACAGCCAGTACATTAAAGTTCTTAAGGTCATTTCGTAACTGTTCCTCAATAAAGTTATAATTTATAGCTTCACCAGGAGTTACTGTTAAGAATCCTAAAGAGGCTGCTTTGTGGTAAACATCCGAGTTTGTCGAGTCGAAAGTAGCTTTAGGTACAAATGCTCTCGCAAATAAATAATTAGTTTCTTCTCTTTCAAAATTAATTACGTATCCAGCTAAGTCGAGTTTACTAGCTAAGTCTAATCCCACAAAACATTTATTCCCAGAAAATTCTTCTACCTTTAAATATTCGTCACCAGTTAAATCCCATTTGTTAATATCGAAAAATGCTCTGGCCTCTGAGAGCCAAATGTTTAAATGCTTTACTTTAAAGTTTGGAAGGTCTGCTGGTGATTCTTTAGCCTTTAAAGCCTTCGCTCTAAATGTTATAGGGTCTACAGAGACTCCCCATCCTGGATTAGCTTTTCTCCATGTGATCTCGCTATAAAGATCATCACCATCGTCAATCGTATAGATGATACCAAAGAGCTGCTCATCTATTACTTCACCTAGACACACTCTTTTAGTGTACTCTGATTGAGTGTATCCCACTGAATCGTTATTGAATCCAGCAGTAGTAATACATAACATGAGAGAGTCTTTACGTTTCGACATACCAGAATAAACTACGTCGAATAACTCTCTAGTCATTGCGTGAAGCTCATCCATAATAGAAAGAACAGAGTTCAATCCATCCATTGAATCGTGATCGGAAGAAAGAAATTTCATTACAGAGTTAGATGTTTCGTGAGTAAGCTTGTGAGCTAGAACTTCTACCCCAGTATTATTGGTATAATCGCTACACTTCTTGGCCATTGCTCTTGCAACATCCAAAACGATCCTAGCTTGATCGGCTTTAGTGGCAAAACAATCTATTTCGTTACCAACTGGGTTATCTAGGGCAAGGAAATATAGCCCTGCCTGACTTGCCATTGTTGATTTTGCATTTCCTCTGGGAACTTCTACGTGAGCAACACGAAATCTAGGATTGCCGTCATCTACTCTTCTCCATCCAATGATGTTCATAAAGCAGAATTTTTGCCACGGAGAATAGATGATATTTTTTGGAGACCACTTACCTATTACGTGTTCAAATTTTTGAACAAGTCGTAAATACCTCTCTGCTCTTTTAACTTTAAAAGCATAGTCCCAGCCATTGCTGTCTTTAACTAGATCGTTTAAATATCTATTACACGCACCGATAACGTATTTACAAGCTGGAATAGTTCCCAGGGAAACTTCCACAGCATACTGATGACCATCGTGACAGTTTGGGTATTTCTTTTTATCGAAAGGATTTAAAAATAATAGTGATTCAAATGTTTGACTCAATTTCGCTCCCAATTACAGGATCAGGTTTACTAAATTGAATAGTAGCTAAAGAGCAAGATACAAAAACAAGAGTCCACTTAACTCTCTCCCCAGATAATATGGCCGAGCAGAAGCACAGAATGGATAAAGATAAAAATGTATTTTTGAAATAGTTTTTAATCTTCTTCATCCATCCACTCATTTTTAGATTTAGTGTCTTTTAATTGTTTATCTTTATCCAAAACCAATCCAAGGACTCTGTTATAATTTCTAATTTCTGTTCTTAGTACATTTAACTGAGCTACTAATGGGTGGCACTTTATCTGAGCACCGTTTCTACCCACAATTGTGTAAGTTCTACCCTCGGCTCTCAAGTCGTCTTCGATCTCTTCTACGTCTACGTACATCTGGCATAGAATAGCTAACTGATCCAAATGCTCGTTCTTAAAATTATCTCTCTGGACGACATTATCAATATATCTATCCCAATAATAATTAAATCGTGCATCCTCTCGGGGAGCTGGATAATCAAAATTCATTAGTTCAATTTCCCATTCTCAGTTCTGTATTTTACGATGACCATACCATCACTAAAAATTTCAGTGTTTATTTCCATCATAAAAAAGAGGTTTCCGCTTATCCAAGCATTGGCAGTCTGTACGTCCGTGAATATAGCAAAAAATTTCTGTCCCATAAACTCTCCTGAATTAAATTCTATTTTATAAAAACACTGATTGGCAAATTTTAAGCTAAGTCATCATCACTAGCTTCTACAAAAGGAAATACTTCGTAATCACCTTCTTCTGGTATTTCTCTGATGTCCAGTAGTCTCTTACCTTCCTTATCTCTATAGTAATGACAAAAATTTACTACTCTAGTGTAATCTGGAAATGTTTTTCTATTTTTATATTTCTTACCAAAGGACTCTGCTATATTACTGAGTAATAGAGGAATATCGTTATCTGAATTTTTTAAGGCTCTGACTTCTGAAATAATATATTTCCTCCACTCGCTCAAAGACGTTTGAACAAGGTCGTAAAATTTAGGGCCTTTATAACAATCTTCTTTACCCCATCTAGTATCTCTACCTTTTTTCAAAATCCAGTGACCTATCTGAGAAATAAATTCGGGGTCATAAAACTCATGCCCTTCTTTAAATTTACCAATGAGGAGGTCTATATCCTGAGTAGTCATAGCCTCTTCTAATTTAACTTCACCCAATGTCATTGGAGCAAATCGTCTAGAGTCAACGGCTATATAGTTATCCTTAGCTTCATTATTCATTAGGATTATAGAACAATGGATAACACTACCTCTAGTAGCGTCCTCTCCTTTCTTCTCAATAGATACGTTATCATTTTGAATTTCTTTTAGTACGTTCTCTTCATCTTCACCATATTTGACCTCATCAAGTACTAAGGCTCTACACTCATCTAATTGAGAGTTAAATTGTGTGGTAAGTAAACTTTTCTTACCATCTACAAAATTATGTGGCCCATGAAGTGCTCGGTAAAAATGTTTGAAGGTATTTTTACCTACCCCCTTTTTACCATTTAAAACTAAATATACGTAAGCTCTATCCGTGAGAGATTTATGGAGCCAATCATACACATAGAGTCTCTCATCTTTAATAGGGAATAAATGCTTCATAAATTTAGTAAATAGTTCGGGTATTTTAGGGTCTGAGATATCTCTATCTTTCCATAGAGGCTGTCTATAGGTATTCAAAAATTTTATTTCTACCCCTTCGTGAGTAGCTTGGAAAATTCTTTCCTCTTTTCTAGGATTGTAGACGTGTTTTGCTATTATAGCTCTTTGATAGACATCGCTCATCTCCCATCCCAGGAGGTATAGAAAATTTCTGTAGTCATAGGGATATCTAATTAGAGTCTCCTTATGGACTAAAATAATTTTTTCCATATTGGAACTATCAGCACAAGGAATAAGGTTATGAAGTTCGTCTTTAATTTCCTTAGTTAAATCACCTCTAGACTCTAGTTCACTCACTCTAAGCTCCTTCTTAATTTTTTGTAGTAAATTTTTAAATTGGAATTGGAACTTCTTTTTATCTGAGTAGAAAAGACGTACAAGATCGGGATTAACTTGAATTAGAGATGGGACTATAGATTCTAAATACTCTTTTATAGATATCTTAGTAATTGTACCGTCTTCCTCATAAAAATGGATATTTCTTTCCCCAACTTCTTGAAGCTCTGGTAGACGGTCTCGTATAAATGATTCTTGTTCTTCGTTAAAATGCATATCGCCTCGCACTAATCTGTAGTTGTAGATAGACACTATAAATATTTAAAAAACACTTTGTAAAGTCTTGACGACAAAAAACTAAGTTAATATAGTAATTCCAAGTCGGGAGACGCTTCTCTTCTCGCACGGAGAAGCTGAGTATTTGTAGTACTTCCCGACTTACTCTAAACACCTCTATTGAAAATCTATAAAATTTATGCCAATCTAATTTGAAATCAAAATCTAAGGATTGAAGAGTATACCGAAAGGAAAAGCTAGAGATAGAATACAGAACAGGTTCTCTGTATTGTATGTGAAAAGGGCCGTAATTTTTCAAAGAAGCCCCGACTAGACTGACCTAGTACAAGTAAGTAGAGAGAAAACAATCAGGTAGAGTAAAGTCAAAATCAAAGTACCGTTCGTAAAGCTAATAGTAGAGATAGATAAACCGATGGTGGAGTGAGTGTCCTGGAGTGAGCACTGTAATTTCTCCGTAACAACCTAGGCAGAGGTGATGAATTTGAATCTAATAGTCGGTTACGTAGCAAATCAATTGAGAGTGAATAATTAGGAAGTACGCTTAAATGGGAAACCTAATCGAATGTCTAGAAGTTACTAATCTTGTAATACCCAAAAGAGATTAGCAGATGGGAAGTCACCCATGAAAATTTCTAGATGGTGTATCGGCTGAGCTATAGTGGAGGGCCGTCACTAACTTGAGTATATTGATTCACATTCCTAAGACTATCCAATCGCAGAATCAGCGAAGTTAAGAGTTAATCTTAAAAGGCAGAGTATTATTTATTATTATATATATATATATATATACAGGTACTTAGCCATGACCCGATGCTATCCCATTTCAAAAGCTTAAAACGAAATAAAGAAATATTTTTTTTGTAAATCCCAGCGACTTCGATGTATTAACTTTAGATGAATATTGTTTAGTATTTTTAAGTAATTTCAGTAACTTAGATCACTTTGAACATTATTGAACAAGTTAGATTAAACTGTTAAAATCACTAAAGTAGCCCTAAAAGCAGATATTTAACCTTATTCGAGAAAACCCATCAAAATTAGACAGTTACACGTTACGCAACACACCTATAGCAATATCAGGTACTTAGGGCTTTTTGACCCTCGATATAACGCATAC